CATGCAGGAAACACTTTAACTTTTAAAACATCATCAGGTACAGGTGTCCTTTTATGTGAAGGAAATAACTATGTATTATATTCTGATGGTACAAACATTGTAAAATTATCTGAGCAAAGAAACTGGAGAGCAGTTTCAGCAGCTGAAACAGTTCAAGCTGGAGCTCAACTTTTAGTAAATACAAGTGGTGGAGGAGTGACAATCACGCTTCCAGCTTCACCTGCTACAGGAGATGAAGTCTCATTCGTAGATCAAGGTTACGATTTTAATTCTAACGCATTGACTGTTGGAAGAAATGGATCTAATATAGCTAACGCAGCATCTGATCTAGTAGTCAATACACAAGGCGCAGCTTTTTGTTTAGTCTTCTCAGGAGATGCAACAACAGGTTGGACGTATAAGGAG